AGGAGCAGAAGAGTCTTTCAACGAGACACAGATAACAAGATACAGAAATATGTTGAGAAAGCAGGGATTCTTGGTTATCAACGTGGATAAAAAGTCACTTGCTCAGTACTAAGGAGAAATAACAATGAAAGTAAGATTTAATGGAACATCCCTCGAAATCAAATTTGAGGGAGTAGAGTGGTCAGATTTCATCCCAGAGGATCGCAGAGCATATACAACAGAGCAATATGACGAACTCATGGGTATATGGAACACTTACCACAAAACAGGCACTATTGCAAGCAAATATGAATAGGGAGTGGACAGTTTTATTAGTGGACTACCGCACCAGAAAACATGCCCCAAATCGACCTAATTCATGCTATCATTAATACATACACAACCACAGAGGAATTTTTAAAATGACAAGAAAGATTGAAAAGTCAATGAACTACATGATTCGCACTCAGCATAACTGGTCAAATTCCAATACATCAGTTCTAACATCAGACAATGGTTTAGAGTCAGAGGTATTTCTACATGGAAACCACATTGCAACATTCGATCATGTCAATCAGAAACTATTTCTATTTGATGGTGGTTGGCAAACTGTAACCACCAAATCCAGACTTAATGCACTTTGTGATGAGTTCGCAACTGGATTTAAGGTCATTCAGAGAGATTGGACTTGGTACTTAGTCAACTTTGCAGGAACTAAGATTCCTTTTGTTAACGGTATGGAGGTTGCATAATGTCAGATTTAGAATATGACGCAATGCAAGTTATGGAGCAAATCCACATGGCAGAGTCAAGACACATGCAGATGGGTGCATTGTGTTCTTACTTACTTCAATATCCAGACATGACCATTAGAGACTTTTTTACAATGGCAAGTAAGGAATTAGAAGAGCAGGAGGAGGATTTATGGGATTAAGGAGAGAACCCGAATATTACAAGATATTTGAACCAGTAAGGCATCTAATCGAAGAATATGCAAACGACCATTTTTCAACGTTTGGATACTATCCCGCCACAGTTCGATTATATCCACCAGTAGGCGAAGGATTACCCAGAGAATTGGATTATAACGAATACCAATTTATTATCACAGGAAAGGAAGTTTAACACCTTTCCTTGTGACAATATTATTAGTGGACTACCGCACCAGAAAACATGCCCCAAATCGGCATTTTTTATGATACAATTAATATATACGAGGGAGAGAGATTCCCCACAATTTCAACCACATCATGAACTTATTTGACGCAGTACCAGTAGTAGTTTTCGACCTATTCAGCAACTATGACGAGGATGAGTGCATCAATACAAAAGAAATCGCTCAGGCAGTAAAGAATACAATACTTTTAACAGATTCACTAGATTATGGCAATATCAAGAGATCAACCTATTCTCAGGTTCGCTTAATGGTATCTAACGCAATAGACCTACTATTAAACGACAGATCAACATTTTTCAATGTACTATACCCAGATAACCTAACACCAGAGCAGAAACTATCCCCATTATTCCGTTACAACTCACTATACGGTTTTACTATCTACTCAACAGAAGTACCAGAGTTTAAACTCTCAGCATTAGACTAATACACACATTACAGGAGATACGAGCAAATGATTTTTTCTTATGACGATTGTACATTTGAAGCATACGCAGAAGGCGGTTACATGTATTATAGGGAGGTCTCAGAAAGTGGAGATCCCCTATATGACTTCACTAAGTTAGAGTGGTGCTACTTTGATTATACCGAAGCATCAGAGGACTTAGTAGAAATTTTAGAGGATATGGAGTCCTGTTTTGATGAGGTTCTAAATACCAGAGACATGACAGAACAAACACCTTACAGTTTTTATCATTAATTATGGAAGCGAACCAAGAAATCAATTTATCCGATAGTCTCGAAACAGCAGTTGATTTTGAGACTTATGGATTATTCATGATTCCAGTTACTAAGTATAATTGCTCAGATTTAGTTGATGACGTGTTGAAATGGGCAAGAAATCAAGATTTCGTAAAGCACGATAGAAACGCCATTTCGCACAATATTCAACAAATCGGAGAGACTAACCAAATATTAAAGGATTTACCCCACGTTAAATCGGCATTACTCAACGTAGCAAGAAAGCATAATGAAACAGGTTTAAACTATGCAAGCAACTTTGAGATAAGCGACTGTTACCTAGAAGTTGCACACCAAGGGGCAATTTATGCACCACATGAACACAGTAATTGCTTATTCTCAGGCACGTTTTTTATATCATACGATAAAGAAGCACACAGTTATTTGAAGTTTAAAAGAAACACCATTTCTAACACTTATCCGATTATGATGTTGCCATATAGCACTATGACCGCATTTAACTTACAAGAAGCAACTATCCCTTACGCAGCAGGGGATGTTGTGATTTATCCAAGCAATTTAACACATGGATTTGACAGCAACCCCACAGATAATCGCATAGCATTAACCTTTAATGTGATACCTATTTAAAATGTCTAATTAAATGTATATGTGTGTTCAATAGGTCTCAGTTGTTGTTACCTCGGAGCGTAGCATATCGAGAGCGATCTTGTCAACTATATGGGAGAATTCACACAGACCTCTTTGCCCTGTTTGACTTATTTGACAGTTCATGATAATATTAAATATACTTAGAATGCCTTGCTTGCTTTGCCCGCTTTGACCTCTAAGACTAATTTGTTTGCCCCTATTGCCTTAACTTTGGAGACTTATCCACCAGTTAAGGTAGTGATAGGCAAATCCCCTAGTGGTTACTGGTGGGTATATGATTATGAGGGGTGCAAACCCATAGGGGCATTTTTCAATTATCAATCAGCATTACAGGATGCTATCACCTATTCAACAGACTATGCCGACTAAGTACAAATTACTACTGGACTTGTATGACTCAGGCGGGTTGCCACCTGATGAGCAAATCGAGTTGGTGCAGTTCCTAATCGATACAGGACTAAATGAACAGTTGCACCAGTACACCCGCTTATGTGATTATTTCATAGTGGAGGGGTTATGCTATGACGTAGGAGTATTTAATTAAATGAAATAGCACACTAATTAACACTTAGGACAGTTAATTTGTGATATTTGTTGATATTTAATGGGTGCGCTAATATAAAAGGGTTCCTAATGACTAAGCTATAAAAGTATCCCAGAGGGGTAGATATAATTCGATTGTTCGTGCAAGTCTATATACAAAAAATTTCCCAGGTAGAAAATAGTCCCCTATGTCTTCACTAATTGCTAATATGCCCGCTGAGGAGGTCTGGGTAAGGAAAGAATACCTTACAGACTTCAAGAGTGGTCATGGTGAGTTTACTCCTGGTGTATGGGTATCTGCTAAAAGCATGCCTGGTAGAGCATTCTACTTTGAAACATACCTCCCTGAGTATGCTGCTATCTACGATAAGTTACCTATCACTGCATTTGTAAGTCGCCCTGAGACACCAAGTCCTGATATGGACCTGCCTAACTTACAGTTCTGGAACTGTATGGACTATGGTGTCACTGTGATATGTAAGCAGTTTATTGGTAGTATGGACTATGAGGCATATACAAGAGACTATGGTCCTGTACATGGTAAGTATGTTTGTACATTGGATAACTATCATGATGACATTGATAGGGTAGATTATAGTACTGCTGAAACTCCTGCTGAACATAAGAGTCATAACTTAATAGAGCTTGACAATGGGCAGTTTGCGTTGTATCCTAATAACAGGTTACGCATATACGATAACTCTCTTACACCTAAGATACCTAAGATGCCAGATTTCAAAGTGTCTACTAAGGTATACAGTGTAGAGAGAGGACACATGGAACGCTATGGAGACACAGATGACTACCACTACGGACTATCGACCGTCAATGGAGATAATGAGGAAGATATACTCTCAGTGGGTGGATAGACCATGGATTAAGGAGAAGATGAAGGTTGGTGATTGTTATGGTATATGCAGAGAGTTCTATGAGAAGTTCTTTGAACTAGAACTGAGAGACTATCCGAATATTAATAGGAAGGCACTATTCATGCCTGAGTTTATCGCAGATCAGGCAGACAGATGGGAGGATGGTGTCATACATGTATATGAGGGAGATAAAGATGTACCACCACCTAAGTTGGATGATCTGATGTTCGGTGATATGATGGTCATGAAGATGTACTTAAATCCCCTAGAAGGCGGGTATGCGAGTAAGGATGGTAGAATGTGTAACCATAGTGGTATATACTTGGGTTACGGATACATGCTCCATCATGCATGGTTAGATCCAAGTGACATTGTAGACTTAAAGATTGACACTTATCTTTTGAAGGCGGTCGAGTTAGTGTTGAGGTCACCACATGTTGCAAACTATACAAATCCTATATAATGATGACACTACATTTAGAGTCTATGAGTAGACGATTTACATTACCTGTTGAGGTTGATGACTTCGGTGACATGTCGATTACCTTCCCAGCAGAGTTAATGAATGAGTTGGGATGGTACGAAGGAACCGAAATAGAATATACTGAGGAACTCGATGGGTCGATTATATTACGCAAAGCAGAAAAATAATCTCTAAAACTATGAAATCAGTGAAACAAGAAATGACGTGGTTCGGAGTCGAAGCATGTGCGGGGAGGGTTAAACACGTTGACCCTAGGATGTATCATTTTAGGAGTTGGGAACCTAAAACTCCTTTTGCTCCAAGGTTTGACTGCCCGATGTGGTTGGATAAGATTGATAAGAAGAAGTGTGAAAAAATCCTTGAAGATTGTGATCATGTAGTAAACCGCCCATGGTCAACTTATAACTTCTTCACTGAGTATCAATCAAAAAATAACCTCCTTCGGGAAATCAGGTATATGACTTGGGAGTTCTGTAAAGCACTGGGTCATGACCTACCCGAGGATCTCTGGATTCGTGGATGGTTACACAAACTAGAACCTGGTCAACACCTACCGACTCACCATCATAGTATTCATGAGAATACTTACCTGTCGGGTAACTTGTTGTTACAGGATAGTCAGCAGGGAACTGAATACTATATCCCTGGGTATAGTCTGTATGGTGGTAACTTTATTCCACAACCAATAGCAGGACAAACATGTATCTTCCCATCATGGGTAGAACACAAGGTATTGACTGTGAAGTACAGACGAGTGGCACTTGCATGGGATATATACACTACTGAGGGTATGGACTACTGCAAGAAGAACTCACCCTCCAATGAAATGATGATGTCTATTCCTTTTAAATAATGAACGAAGAATTCCTAAACGCTTACAAAGAACACATGGATATGATCTCCAAGGCATTGGAGAACTTGGCACAGCGTCTGAATGTCCTAGAAAGTGCTATGGGTAGAATGCCCCCACCAGGATCAGACATGATCAAGTACAAACCAGAAGGTTACGAAGATCACCTCAATATGAGGGAACTTTTAGATGATCTGTATATGAAGATAAATATGTTGGAAGACCGTGTTGATAATCTTTAATGGCAATATACATCCTCGAAACAGGTAGAGGATTCCCGAACGTAGATGCAGGAGGCGAATATCAGCAGACTTGGCAGAGACCTAGTTCTAGTAGATATAAGTCACACAAGTTCCATTCGGGACCTGGCACCAATTATAACATTACCTTTAATGACGAAGGACCAGGTTCTAGTATCTTCGGTCAGGACAAGGCATATTATATTGGCGACCAAGAAGAGATATGTGTAGGTAACTGTGATAATGAACGAGTAGGGTTTCATAGGTTCTATCGTGCTGACGGAACCAATAGAGATCATAAGTATGTCAAGACATCTGAACTCAGATGGCCTGATGACTTCCCTGGTGAGTCTCGTGGTACAGGTAGTAAGCAAGTAGCACATGCATATAACAAAGAACCACGAAGCGGTGAACCTGTATTCTACATGTCACTGACTAGCAAGTCAGGAACTGCTGCTCTATACCATTGGTATAACAGCAATCTCAACGATAGTGCACTCAGCACAGCAACTTCATACCTAAGTGGATATACAAATATAGGCATAGTTGGATATATTTTTACATCTGCTTCAAATGCAGCACCGTATGCTGATACAAATGAAGTAGCAGTTCCATTATATGAGTATTATAGGGACACAAACAACAGAAAGAGAGATCACTTCTATACAGCAGACCCTACACAAGAAGTAAATCTACAAAAAGATGTAGCAGGAGTACCCAATCCAAGGGATGCTCGTGATGAAGAGTATCAATATGTGGGTATTGTCGGTTATGTTTTCATTGAAGACCTCGGACAAGGTAACAGAAAGACATTAAGAGACCAAGGAATCATCGGACCTACTGGTTATGGTAGTCCAGTGACCTATGGAACAAGAGCAGGATGGTATAATTGGGACGCAACAGGTGCAGGAATCTATACACAGAAGAATTATGAGTATCAATATGATGCAAATGCAGGACCACTGAACCCAACACCGACACAAAGACGTAATAATCGTTGGAGAGGAACTCCATCTACGTCTGCGTTCCCTAATTTTGGTTGGGGAGATCCGACTCTTTGTCCAAATTTAAACACTGACGCATATTTTGAGTGGGTGTATGGTAAAAGTGGAGCAGTTAAAGCAGCAGTTCCGAGATATTTGGAGTTTCATACTCTCTTTGACAGTCAATTTGCTTACTATGTGTACGATACATCGTATCCATGGAAGGGTCCTATCTTCGGAATCCAGTATGCGACCTCAAATCGTAACTGTTGTCCTAACCAAGGGTCGGGCAGTAACTGTTTTTGTAATGAATCACTCCTTACTTACGACTATTACTCTCATTTTTATGAGATTAGAGAGGATTCTTGGAAAACTACTCGCTCTAAAATGAGTTTGACAGGTTCTAGTGCAGGATCTGGCATCAATGAGTCGTTCAAAACAGTAGATACTGAGACAAAACGTATACTATTCCGTTACACAACCCGCAATGGAGACAATTTTGCGTTAGGTGACACTGTAAATGGGTGGGAAATCACCGAAGTTGCATACTTTGGTAACAAATTGCGTGCGGGTTACATGGAATTGAAGGGTAGTGGCAAGAAATTTACCTATCAACAGGTCATAACTGCGAATGGAGAGAACGGAAAAGAGGCACAAGTCATATGTGGTTACGGAATTCCTGATAAAGCAGGGTTCTTTGGGGTGTATGAGTTCCCAAAACGCATATCTTATTACAAAGTAGAGATAGATAAGACCGCATTAGTGTCAAAACAGACGATTGACCTAGCAGAAGTGGAGTGTAGTGTTAATAAAAACGGAGAGATTGAGTCAATCTTGATCGTAAATGGAGGAAGAGGGTACACAAATCCGAAAATTGTCATCGAAGAACCCGCACAACTGACTGAAAGGGGTGCAATGGACAACGTAAAAGAGAATATGCACCAGTTAGATGGGTGGGAAGGTGCTCCATTACGCTCTCCAACCTCCACATTGGACAATCCTGACGGTACAAAACACAATTTTACCTTCAATACCATCAAAGAGAACCAGAGAGACTCCGAAAGAAGCATAGAAAGTGACATGGACGAGCGTCAAACTAAGGTTCCTTATGGTAATAACAGCGATACACAGGTAGTTGGTGCGGATCAGGACGCAGAACCAGACGAAGTTAGTCCGCAAATGATCGACAGAAGCAAGGTAAGGACCATTTCAGCGGAGCATAGACGCAAAGGAAAGTTCAGACAAGCGAAAGTAGAGGTATTATCACTCACAGATGACGGTGCTGTTGATGAAATCGTGATTAGAGATCGCGGATTTGGGTATGATACCGATCCAAACCGTCGTCCGAAGGTCTGGATAACGGAAACAGACGACGAACAATACAAAATGAGGGGTCCAAACACCCGCAGTCATCAGAAAGGATACAAAAATGCTATCGATCCCTCCGAAAGAACAGATGATACTACCGAATTGATGCGCGGAACAGGTGTAACACCCACATCTGGCAACCAAGAGATCACTGGAATGAAAGGAACTGTCCGTGAGAAGGCAGGAACCAAGGAAAATCAGTTGAATATCATGGATGATGGTGTCATAGGGTCGTTTGAAAACATGATGGAAGGGTTTACTGCTGAATATCCGACTGGTTATGTCAAAATGACAGACCCTGATTCAAACGAAAAGACAAAACTATGCAACAACCTACCAGCAGGGTGTGTAAATATCGAAATTCCTGGGATTGTAGGTGAAGCATTGTTCCCAGTAGAGACTGTTTCGGGTATTGTAGAGGTTAATACTCCTATGAAGGAGTTTATGGAGAACCAGTATCGTAATTTAAAGCAAGGAGCGACCCTTACAGACGATTCTAGCACGTCTCTAAGCGACCTCTATGGGTGGAATAGTGGTGATGAGTGTATTTCTATCGCTCAACCCAAGTTTAAGACTGTAATTCGCTTACAAGACCTACCTTGTCCTTACGTTGATGCCGATAATGGTCGAAATTATGGATGGATGATCTATAAGTACTGTGCAGCGGACGGTGACAACGCATCTTTCAAGGTTTCACTCTCTGTTGAGGGTAAAACAACAGGTTCACAAGGTGAACAGTTCATGGAATTCCTACAAAAACTTCCAAGACCCACAATTCAACCTACAAGACCTGTTGTTGACAGCGGTGGAATCAAAAAAATGTGGAGATGCTCTCGTCAGGGAATTGAAGGACGCTGTTATTGGGCAAATTCTGGAAATGACGTGATTTTTGTTCCTGTTGGATTAGACGAAAACACATTTGACTGGTCTGCGGGTGATTTTTCCGAAACTGATCAACTCGGAGTGTGGTTAGGAAACAATTTCCAGCATTCTAGTAAGACTATTACCAATACTAACGGAGGATCTTCACAATCCTTCAATACATTTAACGTAATTTCCGTTTCTCCGCTGTCTGGTGGGGTTCCTCCGAACGAATGTTGGGATACATACCTTAGACACTCTAATAATGCGAACGGAGTGCTTGATGTTTACTCTGCGTACTACAATAATAATGGTTCGCAAGGTAAAACCGCAGGAGGAGGGTACTGGACAAGCAGTGGACTGTACAATGGGTACACTTGCGGGTCTAGTCCATGCACAGGGTCTCTAAGTTACCAATACGGAACCTCTGGATTCAATAATAATAATGCATGCGGTCTTGAATACGTCAATGACGTTAGTATTGCAGTTGATCCGCGATTGTTTACGCAACTTGGTATGCGTATGGGTCCATATAGCGGAACTATGAATGTTAAGAACTGGAATACAGGCACTAATATCGCATTTGGGCAAGCAGTACAGAATATGGGCAATCCGTATTACACTGATTGCGAAGGTGCAGCGTTTGGATCGTCTAATGAGACGCTAAATCCACAACCTCCACTAAAACGACGCAAAGTTCATAAGGCATCGTATGATCCAGGTGATGTTGAACTACTAAAAGCGCAGAGTCGCGATATTAGTGACATAGAGTTTGAGGATGACTCATGGCAAGAACTCTATGACCCAGAATTTGACTATGAAGCAGAAATTGCAAACAATCCAGTTTCCGATTTCTCAACCAACCCAGCATCAGACCTCTTATAACCATGCCAGCAGGAATATTACTACCAGTAGCACCAATCACAGGTTTACCTTGCTCAGGACACGGTATATGCATTCCTAGTACCGTTCATTCAGTGCAATCATGCGGATCACCACCTATTCCTTATACTATTAAGATTAAGGAGTGGACATGTTGGTGGCCACCGACCCCATTGATACCATTTGGACCTATTAGTCCACTGAAAGCGATGGTGTTGACCAATGGACTGCCGACAATGACGTTTGGTGATAGATTCATACCACACATCTCACCATGTACGAACATTGTCATCTATATGTGCCCATGCGGTAAAGCACTGTGTCCTATTCCGACTCCTATACCTTGTAGTATCCTAACTATCGAAGATATGGGTGGTGTTGGTCATTTGAGAATCCTATTTGCAACATCGTTGACAGTATTCGCTACCAAGTTACCAATCGGACGTGTTCTAGACCCTCTGGGGGTAGGTACACTGGCATATAGTTATCCATGTAACAGTGTGGTTGCATATGGGTCACCAAATGTGCTATCATCATAGAAACTTTCATTTTTTAACACATGGCAGTACGAACTAAGACAGGTCAATTTGGATCTCAGATTGCTTCGGAGGTAATTCCAAAAAAGACTCGTCAAGGCAAGTCACAAAACACAAAATTGAGTGCAACGTCACGAAATAAGCGAAAAAAGAAGTACAGGGGACAAGGACGCTAAAAGTGCTATAAATAATCCTGTAAAGACTAAATAAGTCATAATGTCGACGTACAGGTTCCGATCAGAAAAGTTCTTATCTCGTAAATTCAAGGATTTGGCGATATCATTTGATGATAACCCTAATACTAATGACTTTGCTACGGTAACTAACGAAAATGCAATTAAGCAGTCTGTTCGTAACCTGATACTGACAACTTTTGGTGAAAGACCATTTCAACCCAACTTAGGGTCACGAGTGAAGGGTCTGCTCTTTGAACCTTTTGATGTATTCTTAGCAGAAGATTTAAAAGCAGAAATCAACAATACTATTGAACGATTAGAACCACGAGTCAGGGTAGTAAATGTTGATGTGCAACTTTCAGAGGATGAGAACAGTATTGATGTTGCCTTAGAGTATAACATTGTCGGACAACCACAAACACAAGTGGTTGAATTCCTCTTAGAGAGAACATAACATGCCTGCCATACCATCAAATCTAACCTCATTAGATTTCTTCGAGATTAAGGAGTCAATCAAGTCATATCTCAGAACTAGATCTGAGTTTACTGATTATGACTTTGAAGGATCTAGTGCATCATACTTGTTAGACACATTAGCGTACAATACCTATTACAGTGCGTTCAATGCTAACATGGCAATGAACGAAGCATTCCTAGAATCAGCAACAGTAAGAGATAACGTTGTAAGAATTGCAAAGCAGATAAACTATACTCCTAGATCAATCAAAGCATCAAAAGCATGTGTGCGTATTACTGCAAGGGCATCACTCTTACCTGGTGGGCAGACTTATCCTGACAGTATTACAATCAAGAAAGGTGATGTATTCATTTCTGAGATTAATGGTGAGACATTCCCTTATGCTTTGATGAGAGATACACAAGCAACAGTAGATCAAACTACTGGTCTTGCTACATTTACTCAACTTATCATCTATCAAGGTAACTACATTACATACAACTATACAGTTGATGATACAAAGAAAGCAAACTATATTATTCCTAGTGATGGTGTAGACACAGAGTTGCTTACTGTATCAGTAAAACCAAATGAACAGTCTGCTGAGATTGATGAATACTCTATATCATCTAACGTAACTGAACTCACTGCTACTTCTCGTGTTTACTTCTTAGAAGAGACAGAAGATCTTAGATATAAGGTAATCTTTGGTGATGGTGTTTTGGGACGTAAGTTAATTGACAATGAATTTATTGTATTGAATTATGTTACAACTGACGGACCAAAAGCAAACGGTGCTAATAAGTTTAGTTTCATAGGACAAGCAGTAGACGTCACAGGACGTTCTATACTACCCTCTCAGATGTCCCTAGCAACCATTGACAGCAGTCAAAGTGGTGAGGAGAGGGAATCTGCCCTAAGTGTTAAATTCCGCGCTCCTAGGGCATTCTCGACGCAGAACAGAGCAGTTACAGAGAATGACTATGCTCACATTGTTAAAGACATCTATCCCCAGGCAGCAGCAGTAACTGCCTATGGTGGTGAGAAACTTTCACCCCCTGAGTACGGTAAAGTGTTTATCGCAGTCAGATCTAAGTCTGGTGTGAACTTAAACACTACTACAAAGAAACGTATTCAGAATCAACTACTTGCATACTCCATGGCGTCGATTCAACCAGTTGTAGTTGATCCACGCATTTTCTACTTGTCACCTAAGATCTATCCATCATACGATGGTAACAATACAGTTAGATCTGCTAACGAACTAGCATCTGCTATTCTTAAATCTGTTGACAAGTATAACTCACAGAATAGAGATGACCGATTTGGTGGTCGTCTTGAAATGTCTAGGTTCAACTCTATGATTGACGCTGCTGATAATGCTATTGCTGGTACAACTACACAAATGACTATTGGTCAGAATCTTGATCAATTTACATTTGGTAATGTGTTTACTCAGTGTCTTGACTTTGGTAATGTTCTTACAGACCCAAGTAATTTGGGTGGTGGTGATTCTGATGGTTGTGATCCTAAGTTTTCATCTGTTAAGTCTGGTTCATTCTATGCAACTGGTTATACCGAAGAAGTTGCAGACTTAATTGCTGCTGGTGAGGCAGCGGGTTCATTGACAACTGCTCAACAAGCAAGTGGTCTTGAATCAGCAGTGTTTAATGGTACGTTAGTTCAATCAGAGACGTTAGTACCAGTAAACCTTCGTGATGATGGAAAAGGTAACTTGTTGATGGTTACTAATAGAAATGAAAAAGAGGTCATCCTTTCTTCATCAGTTGGTACAGTAGATTACGCAACTGGAAAAGTTTGTGCTGGACCGCTAAATATTGCTGATACCCCTGACAGTACGACTCGTGTTCCTATTGTAGTATTACCTGATAGTGATGGACTAACAATCCCACCAGGTGTCGATCCTACGTTATTTGATCCGAAAGTTTATCCTGTTGATTACATTACTAACCCATCTAACGTAAGTGGGTTTGATCCTTATAACTTTGGTGGTTGGAACTATGGTGGTGGCACCATAAATACAATTAATTACCCGATAGATGCGTTTACCTATCCAGAAATCGACTCCTGTTTCTAAATTAGATGTTTGCTGACAAAATAAACATTTCGGACAGAGTTAGTAATCAACTCCCAGAGTTTATAAGGGATGAAGATCAACAACTCGTTAACTTTCTCTTTGAATACTACAAATCACAAGAGAAGACTGGTCGTGCGTATAATGTATTAAACAATTTACTTGAATATCTTGATATTGATGCTTATGATCCTAAGATCTTAACATCTAATACAATTTTGATTAAAGATGTTGATACAAGTGTAGAAAAGATTGAAGTAGAACAGATAGATGGATTCTTACCGAAAGATGGTTCGGTAATGATTGACAATGAAGTAATATACTACCAAGAAACAGTTCGTGGTCCTGATGCTATCTTAACACCAGGAATTTCACTAGAAGAATTTAATAAAAAGCGTCAAAACCTAGAAAGTCCTATAACATTGTTCGATGGAGTCAAAACTACCTTCGATCTTAAATTCTTAGGCACCCCAGTCTCACCTGTCTCAGCAGATCACCTTGTTGTCACTGTTTATGGGACAATGATGCAACCAACTGTTGATTATACAATCAGTGGTTCTCAAATTGTCTTTACAACACCTCCAAGAGCAAAAACAGGTACAGACCAAGTAGAGTTTACTCAAATTCTGTATTATATTGGTTTTGCTGACTCAGTAATCAAAAAATTAGAATATCCTGATGTTGCGACTCTTGCTGGTAATGAGTCCATGCCTATTTCTTATAATAGTCAACCTTATTCACCTATTTCAGAGATTGGTCTAATTATTAATCGTAATGGTACTTTACAAAGACCATATATCGATTATGTACTAACTGACAACAACACAAGGATCAAATTCTTTGTAAATATCACCTCACAGGATGTTTACCATATAAGGTCTATCGAATACGTCTCTCCGTCCGTTGGATCGGGTGCTGAGGCAGTTACGAGGATAGGAGTCAATGGTGAGATTGAAGCAATCATAATCAAAAACGGAGGATCAGGATATGAACTTAACTTTGCTCCAAAAGTTTCTATATACAGTTCGACTGGTGTCGGTGGCAACTCAGCTGCAAGATCACTTGTCTCGGGAATCAAAAACATCCAACTCATAAGTGGTGGACAAGGATATACATCATATAACCCTCCACTTATTAATATCACACCCCCTAGTGATCTAGTCAACGGTTCAAGGGCAACTGCTGCCATTACAGTTGATGATACAACTGGTCAGGTAGATAGCGTTACTATTACAGACTCTGGTTCTGGATATGACTTTATTCCAGCAATCACTTTCCAAAACCCAGGTGGTGCGTCAATTAGTGATCCTACTATTGATGGTGAGGGTAGATTAAACGTTGATTCTATTACAGTTACTTCACAAGGTATAGGATATAGTAACCCTCCAACAATTTACATTGATCCTGCTCCTGTTGATGGTATTGATGCAGAAGCATCATGTACAGTATCACCTGATGGACAGGTTGTTCAAGTTACCATTAATAATAGAGGTAGAGGATATTTAACTCCACCAAGAGCAAGAATTATACAACCAGTTGGTGCACAGGTTTTAGATGTAACTGTTGCTAACGGTAGTGTTACCAATATCAACCTATTGACTGGTGGTGCTGGATATACAGACGCACCTTCTGTTTATATTGTAGATGATCGTAAAGGACCACTAGGAGAAGCAATCGGTGGTACAGGAGCATTGGCAGCAGCGACTATATTCAACGGAGAGATTACTGATATCAATATCATCAGTTTTGGATCAGGTTACTCTGAAAGTTCGCCACCCAAAGTGTACATAGCCGAACCTTTATCTGCTGCATCGTCCTGTGACGTTGGATTTGGTGAAATTACTGGTTGTAAGATTTTAAGTGCTGGTTCTTACTATGAACCCTCTGCATTCCTTAATTGTGCTCGTGGTGTATCTGATGTAGTACAATTTGACAACTATGGTAATCAGATATATGCAAAAGAGGCACAACTAGCACAAAGTAACCATACAAGTGGTGCTGTTGTACATAACCTTGACTCTCAGATCATTAGACAAGTATTTGACAAGTTTAGACGTCAATATATGCCTACTATCAACATTGACTACTCACAGGTCAATCCGATACAGGTTATTAAGACTATTAAGGACTTCTATATCTCTAAGGGTACGAAAACTGCTGCACAGTACCTATTCAAGATATTATTCGGTGAACAGGTTGATGTTTACTACCCAAGAGAAGAATTAGTCACACCATCTGCTGCTTCATGGATAGTTGACACTATTTTAAGAGCAGAGTTGATATCTGGTGATCCTGCTAACTTACCTAACTCACAACTTAATCAATTTGCTGATGATGTTGATCCAAACATCGGAGATGCTAATGTATTGATTGAAAACGTTATTTCAATCATAGAAGGTACAGATACAATCTATGAATTAGCAATATCAGAAGAAACATTATCAGGGGTATTCAAGATTCCCTATAAAACAGTTCTTGCAGAACCATTAACAACAACAGAGAACATAATAACAGTTGACTCAACTATTGGGTGGCCTGAGAAGAACGGAACTATCATTATTGGTGATTCTGAGGTTGTACAGTATAAAGAAAAATCACTAAACCAGTTTATTGAGTGTACACGTTCTAAAAACGGTGTAGTAGAAGACTGGGACCCAGGAACTACTATATTCTCTGACATATTTGTATATGTCAACCGTGGTTTAACAACAGAAGTCAAACTTCGCGTTCTAGGTATCGCAGAAGCGGGTACAACAGTCTTAGAAGACAGTGGATCATATTATCTACCTGGTGACAAGTTAAATGTTGCTGCATTAGGTTCTACTGCTAATGATAAGCGTCTAAACTCATGGTTATATAACGTTAAGAAATTAATATCTGTTACACAGATCACTCCTACACAAAACAACAACTCAGTAAGTCAAATTGCTAACGTTGTTTGTGCTAACCCACATGGTTTACTTGTAGAAGACAAGGTTACCATTTATGGTGCTAACCCTGCTGTATATAATGGCACGTTTGAGGTAACATCACGTCTTGATGAGTTTACCTTTACATATAACTTACCTGTTCCTACCGATATCATTCCACAGGGTAATATTCTATTATCAGTTGACCTTAATAGAGGTAAGTCAACTGTAAATTCTATTAATGAAGTTATATCACTCTTTACATCTAACATACAGAACTCTTTCTTTAATAGTGATTATGTTTACATCGCTGCATCTGGATTACCCAACTATAAAGTTGGACCATTTACAGGATCTGCACTTATTCCAGGAAACCAACGTAAGTTACTAAGATTCCCTAGAACAGTTGAGACAGTATCTACAAGAACAGTAGTTGCACCTAACACTCCTATCGGATCATGGGTAAATGGTGTTGCTGCATGGTCTTATAAGTCTGCTGATGTTGTAACATTTGGACCTTTAACCAGTATTAGTATTCTTACAAATGGAGAGGACTATGATGCTGGATCAAAACCAGCATTAGAAATATCTGGTGGTGGAGGTACAGGTGCTGCTGCTACGGTAACTGTTAATGGTTCTCTATTCTCTATTGCTGTAACTAATGAGGGATCTGGTTATACAGAACAACCATTAATCTCTATTGTTGGTGGTGGTGGATCTGGTGCAACTGCACAAGCGGTTGTTACTAACGGTAGAGTAACTAGAATACTTGTAGAGAACGCTGGAACAGGATACACTTCTCAACCTACTATATCAATTACTGGTGGTGGCGGTACAGGTGCTCTTGCATCTGCACAAGTTCGTGGTCCTATATCAGGTGTAACACTAACATCTCCTGGTGCTGGATATACATCAACTCCTTCAATTAGATTAAACTCTGGTGAAGGTGCTCTGGCACAACCTATTGTTATTAATGGTCGTATTGTATCAATCGCTATTATTAACTCTGGTTCTGGATATACAACTGCACCTACTGTCTTTATCAATGGTGATGGATTTGGTGCACAAGCAACTGCAATTATCGGAACATTAGGAGAAGACAAAGGTAAGGTTATATCTGTATCAATTACTAACAGGGGTGTTGGATATACACAAGGTCAAACAACTGTACGTTTAGAAGCAGTTGGTCAACTTGCAACATTCCAAGCAAATGTATTCCAATGGAATAAAAACCTTGAATATGCACTTAATGCAAAATATGACGTAGCAAGAGGATATGTATTTACTGGTTTTAATAACCAGTATGGTGGTGAGTATGCACATATTTCTGATCCAAAAGAATTAAGGTATGTTGTTGGTGATAACGTTGTACTAGATCCAGAGACACAGAGTTTTAGAGAGATTGGTGTTAATGAAACACACTCTCCTATTATTGGTTGGGCATTTGATGGTAACCCAATCTACGGTCCATATGGATACATTGATCCAACTGACCAAAACAGTGGTTTGAGAAGGATGCGTAGTTCTTACGCATTGAAAGCAGAAGTTGAAGAATCTGAGACTAACCCAACACCAACAAGAACAGACGGTCCTTCTATTCAAGACTATCCTGCTGGAACATTTGTAAATGATTACGAATATCTGTTTGGTGTTGGTGACCTAGACCCATATAACGGTCGTTTCTGTAAAACACCTGACTTCCCTGCTGGAACATATGCATACTTCATTACTATTGATGAAAGTGATGAGGGTTTTCCAAAATTCCCTTATATTGTTGGTCCAGAGTTTAACTCTGTTGTTGATACATGGAATTTAAGTCAGAGTGCAATTCAAGAGAACATTCCTCCTGATGTTTCTCGTTATAGAGATCCATATGAGAATGTTGACATTGATATTGATCGTCAACCTAACCAAGAGTCTGATTCGTTCGTTACTGAGAGAGAAGGTGATTTAATTATCTTTGAAATTGAAGATATTGATGGAGATGGTATAATCACACCTGTTGAGATTGCAAATCAACAACAAATTACAGAAGAAGCAGCATTACAGATATACGATTACTTCCCATTAGTATCTGCTGAGTCAAGAGTTGATATTGAAGTAGAAACAACGACAAAATTTGAATCTGCACAGATTGATGGGTTTGTTATTGAAAACCCAGGTGTTTCTTATCAGGTTAATGATACCTTGTTCTTTGATAACACAGGAACAGGTGGATTTGGTGCATCTGCACAAATTGAGTCAGTAGTGGGTCAAAGTATTGCATCTTATCAAAAAGAAATCATTAATGATGTACCACACGGTAAAATTATTACTTCTGCTAACCATGAACTGATTGCAACAGATGAAATCATCGTAAGTTCACGAGTTATCACAGAAAATACAAATAAGAGATTCTACATGTCAGTTGTTACTGGTATTGAGTCAATTTCTGTTGATCAAATCGGTGTTGGTTATAATGAGTCAATTCCAGCAACTTATGAGATTATTGCAAGTCAAGGACAAGATGTAGAACTAGATATCGTTCTTGATACTACTACTGGTAAGATTGATACTGTTAATATCATTAATTCTGGTTTTAATTACTCCACAGATGCAGTACCACAGATCAGGGTATCACATCCACAACAATATAAGAAAACTTATTATTGGGTTAACCAGTATGCTGAATCTGCTGCATCATTCGAGATATTTGATATTCAACCAGCAGATGATCGTACATTCTATGTGTGTGGTGAACTTACAGAGACAAATGGAAATACTTCGGCATTCTTAGCTAAGTTCTCTGATCTTGGTGGTGTGATTTGGGATAGAACACTTCTACCAAGTTCTAGTATTAAGAAAGCAAGATTTAAGCGTATCTACTTAGATCAAACAACAGAATCAGATCACCTCATCTACGTTTTGGGTGAAACTGAGTCACAATCTACTGCTGCATACAATCCAGACATTCTAGTTGTTAAATACAGGTCTGGTCTTGATAATGCTAACAATCCAGAAGGTATAGTCCTTTGGCAGAAAGAAATTGCTGGTGTATCGGGTGCAACAAGGTCTGACTATGCTGGTGACCTTTATATGGATGATGAGCAGCGTTTATACATCGCTGGTTGGACAGATACTAACTCACCAGACCCAGATGACATCTGGATCATGCAACTTAATAGTTTAGGTGATGTTATTGAAAAACGTAAGTTTGCATCTAATAGTGAAGGTGAGCAAATGCATCAACTTCATTATATTGGTGATGATAAGATTATATTCACTGGTATTGACTTAGACAACAACGATCTCATGTTTGGTGAGATGGTTTACGATGGTGCTAACATCGAAATGAGATATGTCAAGAAATTGGCAGTATCTGGTGGTCAAGTCAGGAGACCACAGTTTGTTATTGATTCTTACAATGATTTGTATTTCACATGTGATATGTGGAATGGAACTAAGCATTATGGTGTTGCATTGTTCAAAATTGCAATGTCACAGGTTGAAACGACAGAAGATGATATAACATGGATATTCTCGAAGATTATTGCTCCATCTATTGCATTTGAGTCAATTACACATGCTGGTATCAGTCTTGATGAGTTTGGCAACATTAATGTTGTTACACACATTGTATATGAAGACAATAACCAACAAGCAGTCATTAATTACATCAAATACGACGGAACTGTTCTTCATAAGACAAATGTCATTAATGGTGCTTGGAATAGTGGAACTTCATCAACAGATTACGGTTTAGGGTTTACTGCACATAATCATACTGTTGATAACTCTGGTGACGTCATAATTCCAGCAAATATTCAAAAATCAGTCCCAACTGCTGTATATCGTTTTGATGAGACTAGCGATCTTTACTTTGACGCTACAAAACAGAAAAAGGCAATTCCTACTATCAATAATAGTGCTAATCTTGTTTTTGACAATACAATCAAGAAATTTGGTCTAGGATCACTTAAATTCCAATCATACGGTTCATTAACTTGGGCAGACTTCGATAATAACGATGATTGGACAGTTGCGATGTTTGTTAAGATGTCATCGTCACATACTGCCAATAATCCTAAAATGGAGTTGGTAAATGTTGTAGATGACTCTGGTAGTGTTATAAAACTAATTGTTAACGGAGATTCGACTGATCCCAACTTTGGTAAGATTGCATTAGAGATTTCACCCCAAGGTGGCGGTGGTACAACTGTATATTCAGTTGGATCAACATATTTCACTACAATGGCAGCAGAGGCATGGCATCACTTTGCAATAGTGAAAGAAGAACCAAGTTTGGGTTCATATGACTATTCTATCTACTTTGATGGCGCAAGAGTCTGTACTGCGACTAGAACCGAAGATATTGCGATGGACGACCTTACAATCGGTTGTGCAACATCAGGACAAGCAATTACTAATTCATTCCTTGGAAATATTGATGATATCGCTATTGAACCTCGTGCAATCTATACTGGGTCATCTTTACAAGTTCCTACCGAAAGATACCGTATTACGACTGTTAATAGCAATGTAAACCTTATTAAGTTTGATAGAATCCATAGTAAGCGTTCTGACTATCAAACAGGAACAGATGGGGTTGTATTCTCAGAAAACACAAATCTTAACATCAATACTCTTAATAATCCAGTAATTACAATTTGGAACCAAGGTGCAAGTGGATTACAGATTCTTGACTACTCTGACGTTACTTCTCAACTAAGTCCAGGAACTTATACGTTCTCAGAGACAGTTACAACATTTACATCAAAAACATCAACTATTCCAACACCACTAGGTAAGAGACTACTTATTACACCTAATGTTGTTGCAAAATACTATATCAGGGATGCTGGTTATTCTAAGATTGATAATGTTAAACAATTTACATTTAACCAAGATGTCAAGTTTACCAAAGGTTCTATCATCCAACAGTTCAATTCTCAGGGTGTAACCCAAGCATTTGGTACTATTGTTGAAGTTCCAACAGGATCACTTAATAATCCTGGATTGGGTAACACATATAAGATTGGTAAAATATATGGTAACTTTAACAATAGTGATAGATTTAGAAATGATATAGCGGAAGAAAACACTATTGATAACGTAGAGTTCGTAGTTAATCGTCCACAATCACAATGGGTAACTGGTAAGGCATATGTCGTTGGAGATCAAGTTTATAGCGATGGTAAGATTTATGCTGCTACTAATACTGCTACCTCTGGTACTACTGCACCGACTCATGAGATCGGTATCGTAACTGATGGTGCTGTTACATGGAACTTTATTAGTGTATCTGGAACATTACAAGTTAATCTTGCAGACTATGCTTGGCCCAGACCAAGTGAATCAGAATGGGAAGAAAATAGGTCATATTCTGCAAATGATTTTGTATACTATGGTAGGTACAAGTATCAAGCACAAGGTGATGGTATTGCTGGACCAACTGCTCCTGTACACACATCTGGTTCTGTCAGTGATGGAAATGTCACATGGACTTATATTTCAACATATACAGGATTAGATTCATTTGCTAGGTTCAGACCATTTGATGCAAATGATTATCGAGTACAGATTATGGGAATCTATACAGATTCCAGTTTCATTGTCGGTGACGTAATTTCGCTCGGTAACAGTATCACGGCTATACCAAACGCAGATAATCCAAAGATAGCAGATATCGATGGAATTGGATCTGTAAGTAAGATTAGATTTACTGTAAATCTTGATAAAGACATTATCAGAACTGCTGAGGCAAGAACTGATTTAATCTATGCAACTGCTACCACTGCACATAATTTAAACGCAAATGACATTCTATATGTTGAAGGATTCACAACTGCTGAATTTAATGGATCATTCTTTGTACAAGAACTATTCTCTTCAAGAGATTACACATATAGACTTCGTTCAACTGCAAGTGCTGATCCAGCATTTGTAAACAATGGTATTGCGAATGTCAAGATATCATCTAAGCACCCAACATTGATGTTGGTTAGAAATCACTCTTATATCTTTGATTTGAGTGATGCATCTAACTTTGGATATTACTTATCATTCTCACAAGATAACCAGTTTAAACTTGAATACTCATTCAACGTTATTGAAAGAGAAGGAACTCCTGGTGTAGCATCTGCAACCGAGACACCTACTGTTCAGTTTACAATCGGTGGAGAAGTTACTAATATTACTTACTACTTTGACCCATCAAGACTTGGTTCTAATTCACCTGTTGGTGCAAACTCATTTATTGATGTTATCAAGACACCGTTTGATGGTACATTTAGAATTTCTGAGGTTCTAAGTGATACTGAGTTTAGATTCCCATTATTATATGAACCAGAATTTACGAATGCTAATATAGGACTTGACGATCAAGATCAACCTAATTCCAAATACTCTACTACATCAGTAAAAGCGATTGGTCCTATTAACAATATCAAACTGATATCCCCAGGTGGGTTCTATCAGAGACTACCTGTTGTATCTGATATTGCATCAGATCGTAAGATTGAGAAAGTCAGAATTGGTAATGGTGGTACTGAATACGCAGTTGGTGTCTATACACAGGTTCCTATCCTAGGTGATGGTGAAGGTGGTCTTGTTCAAATCACTGTTGAAGTTGATGAAGAGATTGGATCAGGAACTATCACTGATGTTACACTAACAGACCCAGGAAAAGGATATACAGAAGCATCTATTGACGTAGATGGTATCGAAGGTATTCTTGGACCCACATTATCAGGTTCTGGTGCAGAATTAAATGTTATCATTCCTGCTGAGGGTTCTGGTGCTGCTGTATTCTTAACTGGTAGACAGATTGGTAAGATCAAGACTCTTAAAAACAATGAGTTTGGTTATGGTTATTCACATGACTATACCTTACGTCCTGAGATTGCATTCCCAGTCAACTTACAGTTATTCAATACATCTATTCTTTCACAGATTACGATTACAAATCCTGGTGCTGGTTATACATCTCCTCCTTCTGTTATTATTGAAGGTGGTGGTGGATCAGGTGCTGAGGCAGAGGCAATCGTTAAGAACAATAGATTATCAGAGATTCTAATTAAAAATCCTGGTGCTGGATATAGTTCACAACCAACAGTCACACTTAAATCAGAATTTACATACGTTGTAAACCTTGATTTGAACTACTTACAGTTCAACTTCCCACATGGTATTACAACTGGTGCTGCTGTACAGTTTAGAGCAGAAGATATTGGTTCTACTGTCGGTGTACTACCAAAACCAAGTTCAGTTGGTTTGACATCATTATCATCTACACAGACATACTATGCTATCACTGGTGATGCTAACTCACTAGAATCTGACCAGTTAAGATTTGCTTTGACACCTGTTGATGCACAGTCTGGTAACTTTATCACATTCTTGACACAAGGTGATGGTCGTCAGGTTCTTCTTACTGAGGTATTTGGTGGTCAAGCAGATGCTATTGTAGAGACATCACGTTTCTTAGAAGGTGAAGAAGTATTCCAAGGTGAGACATATGAATTAGCAAGTGCATTTGGTTTTGTATCAGAAAACGAAGGTTGGCAGATACAACCTAAGATCTTAAAGATTACTAACCCAAGAGGAGACTTTGTTGTTGGTGGTAAAGTACAAGGTGTGATATCTCGTGCATCTGGTATTATTGATAACTTGAATATTGCTAAGGGTGTTCTTAATATTGACGCTCTTACTAGAACTCCTGGTAGATTTATTGATGACGTTGGTAAACCATCAGAGATTGTACAGAAGATTCAAGACTCTTACTTCTATCAGAACTTCTCTTATGTTATTAAGTCTAAGATTCCTATCAATAGATGGAAAGAACAGATATTAGAAAACAACCACCCTGTTGGATTCAACATGTTTGGTCAGTTAGAACTGACTGGTGGTAAGGACGTATCTGGACGTAAAGTTATTGCTGGATTTACAAAACAGGTAAACATCAATGAGTATACTAATGTAAACCAGATTACATCCTTTGGTGCTGCACAACCTATCTACTCTACATTCAATAACTCTGAGGTTCTATTCCGTAAGAAGAGATTAACTAACTCTGAGGAAATTCTAACTTCTATTGTTAAGAAGATTGATAATATTGCATCACAATTTGATGGATCTAGAAAGTCATTCCCAATCGCTGTTGAAGGTGAAAACTTAGTTGTAAATGAGAACCAGTTACTAATCACACTCAATGGTATTATACAGGCACCTGGAACTTCATATAGTGTCGTTGGTAATAACCTTGTATTTGCTGAACCTCCAAAACCTGATTCTAAGGTTGTATACAGAAACGTAGAAGTTGACTTATATCCAATTACAAGATTTAACTTGAATACTATCGGTGGTATATTCCCATCAATAGGTGATACAGTATTTGGTTTTGTTTCTAATGCAACTGCAAGAGTTGTTGCAACTGGTGCTACATCTGTTGATGTCGTAGATATTCAAAATGGTCCATTTGTACTTAATGAAAGAATTGATGTTAGCAGAACAGGATTCAGTGCTCTTATTGGATCAATAGATGATTCTATTACTAAAATATTCTTACAGAATATAGGTGGTGAATTTACACAAAGTGCACTTGCTGGTGACAAAGTAACTGGTGCTACAACAGGAGCAACCGCTACTATACAAACTGTTGATGCTGTTAATCAGACTATTGACGTTGTTGATATGGCAAATGGTTACTTTGATAGAGGAGAGGATGTATCATTCTTTACTGCTGGATATGGTGCTAACGTATTAAACGTAGATAGTGTAAACTATAAGACTATCTTTGAGTTTGGTGAAACAGTAACAAGTCTTGATGGTAATACTGCTGTAATTGAGGAGAACAACCTTGACCTTGATGGTGTTATTGATGATAAGTTAGTTCTTTCTAAGACATCAGGTACATCTGAATATGAAACAGGAACATACAGTATATTTTTAAATGATATAATCTACTCAGCAAGTTCTAATATTGCTGCTAAGATTACAAGTATTTCTCCATATAGAGATCCTATTGTTTCTATCAACTTAGTACGTCCTGTTGGTAGTACATCTGGATCATGGTCTAGTTTTGAAGAAGGTGATAAATTCCAAGGACCAGGTGGAACTGCTACTGGTGAAATTGTAAGAATTGACTTTGAAGCGAACCCTGTAAGATTATACTACTTAAAGTCTAGTGAAGCAGAGATTCAAGATGGAGACACAATACAGAGATACTTCCCTGATGCACAAGGAAATAGATTACTAGATTCTCTTACAGAAGTAGTTTCTGGTGATAATGTATTAGGAGATATTGTTGACACTCTTATCATTAACAAAGGATCTACATTCAACGGTATTATATTTGAAAGACTTATATCTCTAACTAACCAGAACGTAATTCTTGACAATATTGCTGAGACTACAATTACACCTACTACATTAGATGATCCTGATAATCGTATTAATGCTGACTTCCTAGACTTTGAAGAAGTAAGATCTACTGAGATTGAATATGAGAATCTAACTGGTGGTACAATCGCAGCAAATGATTTACTTCGTTCTATTACATTTGAGTATGGCAACCAAGTAACTAACGCTAAGAATAGATGGCAAGATGGTGGTCGTATGATCGCCCTAAACAAGGACGAGATCGTTGACTTTGCTAATGCACAGATAGCAGTTGAGCACCCAGGATTCTACTATCCAGGTGATAACATGACTGATGCTTGGAGTAGATATGCTGACGCTTATCGTCTAATCATCAGAAATATAGATTACATTGCTAACAAAGCATATGCGTTGATGGTTGCACAATATCCATCATTAACAATTCCATCTGGACCTAAGTGTATTAGAGATACCAAGTATATGATCGAAGCATTGGCATTCGACGTTTATAGTGGTGGTACGAAATACACACGCAAATTGTTACAAAAGTATTTCTCAACTGATGGTACGACATTCTTATATGTAAATAATGAGGCAGAGGCAACTAACTATGCATTTGGTCAAGCAGTTAGTTTGATGAAACAGGCATTGAGTAATATGCTCACTGGTTCTGAAACTGTTGATGGTGTGACCTACGTTAAGTATAATGAAAGAACTGCTGGCGGTTCCAGCGGAACTGGGATTACTGCTGACCCTTCACCAGGTAATCCTTATGGAACTGCTGGCACAAATACTGTAAACTACGGTGCTACTAATTGTTCAGATGTTCAGTCAGCTTTACAAACTTTATATGACAACGTTTCTGTTGTACTTACTTCTGGTTCTCTCGCTGATTTACTTGACGAGGTAACTGTCACACAGTACACTGCACATGAAATTAAGTGCAGAAGAGACATAGGATATCTTGTAGATGCATTATCAGCAGATATCACAAGTGATGGTAACTTCCAAACTGTCAAGTTTATCAAGACATACTTTGATAATCTTGGTGTTCCTATTACTAACGGATTTGTAGGAGAGGTAAAAGAATATCTATCTGCATTTAAGCATGTAGCAGAATTATGTAAGAAAGCAATCAATAATTTATTATATGTACAGGTCAACACAAGAACACCTGAGACAGGTTATATGTTGAAAGATCCAACAACATATCAAGGTCCTTATCTTGGTGCTGCTGGAAGTACACTAACACAATTTACACCAACTGCTGTCACATATACTCCTGCTAATGGTCAATTAGTAATGACTATTGGTAGTCATAGTTTGACAACATCAGATACTGTTAAGATCAGACCTTACAGTTTGAACTTTACATGTACTATGGACGGTGGAGCAACATTCCATCCATATCCTAGAACAGGTGATCCAGCATTTAACGCTGATCTAAATATATCTGCTACAACACCTACATCCATTACTGTTGATGTTGGTGCATCACCTCTTGTACAATATACACCTACTGGTGCAACATACGACCCAGCAACAGGTGTGATGGTATTGACTATTGGATCTCATTCACTTGATATAGGTGATCCAGTTACGATTGCAAATAATTCAATCACATTTACTTGTACACAAGACGACAACGCTTCCAACCATACATATCCAAGAACAACTGACCCTGCATCTGGTGCGTCTTTACCAGTTGTTGCTAAGGATACAAACACTATATCTGTAAACGTTGGTGCTTCTGCTCAGACTGATCAATATGCACATACATTTGTTTCTGCCTCTTCTAACGCTGTTAGCAGTGGTGGTGGTTTCACTCATACATTTATTTCTGCTGAACCTAATGCTGTATACAATGGGGGCGGAACCGAAGCAGCATATTATGATCCTAATTATTATAGTGGAGTTAACGAAGGTCTTGGTAATTGTGCAGACGTTCAAGCAGGCATTCATACATTAATAACACACGTTACTACTGCAATAGGTGCAGGATCACTTAGTGCTGTTCCTACTGGTCCTGCTCTAAATGATGGTGGTTATGTAGAGAATGAAAACCTCAGAGTATTTAAGATTGCATATAAAGATCTACAAGGTAATGGATTCTTCCTTCCTGGTGAAACAATCAGAGGTGCAACTTCTAATGCTAACTTTATATGTAAGGGAACAAACGCTGGATTGAAATGGTTGTTCACTAACGCTGTTACTGGTTCATTTACAGATAGAGAGTATGTCTCTAACTCTAAATTAACTGTTAATGGTTCTGCTGTTCTAACAAAACTACAAAAGAAAGCAGGAACACAATCAATAAGATTCGACGCTGGTTCTTACTTAGCACATACATTATCTGATCGTCAGAAGTTTGGTACTAATGACTTCACGATTGAAATGTGGATACGTCCTAATTCAGTGACTGGTACACAGTTCTTATACGACACAAGAACTACAAGTGCAACATTGGTAGGATCTCCTGTATTATATCTTGATGGAACACAAATCAAATACTGGTACAATAGCACAGATCAAATTGCTGGTGCACATAACTTAACTGCTAATGTTTGGAGTCATATTGCTGTTACCAGAACAACAGGTATTACTAAGTTATTTGTAAATGGTACACAAGTTGGTGGTGATTACAATGATACTAATGACTACCTAGAAAGACCATTTACTATTGCTGCTGATTGGCAGGGTGCTAATGGATTTGTTGGACATATGGATAACTTCCTACTCCATACAGAATCTAAGTACTCAAATACATTTACCCCAGGATTTACATATCCAACAGATACTGCCAAGGTAACATTTGGATTAGACTGTGAGTCACCTATTATTATCAGTACAGAAGACTGCTTCGGTATATACACAGGTCAGACAAACTCTACTGCTACAAGTAAGAAAGTTAACTACGACACTAAGGAAGTTATCATTGAAGATATTGACCTTGGTAGAGACGCATATAGAGAAGCAGCAGATATACTAGAACTTAACTTGGACTGGATGGCAGAAACTGCTGTTGGTCTAATGGCAGAAAAATATCCTGATTTTATAATTCCAGGTGACAGTAGCACTAGCACAACTGGTACTGCCAAGTGTATTAGAGATACTAAGGAATATATCGCAAAAGCAATCATTGCTGACCTTAGATATGGTGGTAATTATAACAGTACAATATCTGGTAGAGGATATCTAACCAAGGCGGGTGGTTTAGATTACGTTGGTAATGAACTTCTACAATCTGTATATGCTTGGAATGAACTTGCTAATGTAATGAACTATATCATTACAACTACAAGTAATGATCTTGTAAATTATCCTGCTGCTGGAACTAAGTATACAGAGATTCTAAGAGTTCCTAATAACTTCTCCTCTCCTGCATCTCAGGCAATACAAGATGAGATAACAAGTTTAGCAGATCAAATAATTAATATTCTTGCTCCTACTGGCGATAGGTTTAGGGACGCTGGTGATGCATTATGGAAGAATAGAGATTACATTGCAGAAGAAGTTGCTCTTAAAATACAAGATGACTATAAAGCAAATATCAATGGCACAGATTATGACTTCTTAGTAATGCCTGGATATGGTCAACCATATTGTGAAAGAGATATTAAGGTTTACATTCTTCCTGCTGTTGTTACTGATTTACTAACAGGTGGTAACTCTGCTACACAATATGCTATTGATCAATACATCAATCCTTCCAGTCAGATCATTCATGTAGAAGATCAATTAAGTGCTATGTTGGATGCATTTGAACATACTAAGAAATTAGCACATCATGCAATCAACCAAACACTATTAACATTCGGTACAACTGCATCTAGTCTTGGAATAGGTGCTGAATTTACAGACGATTATTATGTTGCTCAGTACACTCAGATAGAAGCATATAGAGACACAACAGTCACCATAGACACACAGGCACCTGACCAAACTAGAACTGGTCCAAGTCATAATATTTGGATGGATACTGCTGATCTACTTGAAGCAAACAAACATGTTATTGCTTGGGAAGCAGTTCATACAATGAACGATATGTCTTACTTCCTAGACTTCAAAGTTCCTGGTGGTAGGATGAATTGTGCTGATGACTTGGTAGATGTCATAGAAGCAATGGTTCATGATATTAGACTTGGTGGTAACTCTAAGACTTGGGATGCTGCTGCACTATATCTTGATCCAGAAGATAGCAGTCTTATCCATGTAGAGGGTGAAGATAAAGCATCTAAGTGGGCAATGACATGGGCGATGGAAATGGCAATCCTTACCATGAGAAATGGATTTGGTAGAGAGAACCTTTACATCTATGATCCAGAAGA